ATCTGGCTGCAACGAAGCAGAGTAATTTAAACGATCCTGACTGGACGGCCGGTGCTTTACTTGGAGAAAAGAACGGAATTTACTACGTCCTGGATATGAGGAGAGTTAGAGAGACTCCCCTGAAAGTAGAGCAGCTTACAAAGCAAACTGCGATGTTGGATGGCGTAGAAGTAAAAATTTATATGGAACAGGAGCCTGGTGCAAGCGGAGTTCAGGCGATTGACCATTACAGAAGAAATGTTCTACAGGGTTTTGCATTCTATGGAGATCACAAGGCAAGTTCAAAAGTATTAAGAGCTTCGCCTCTGGCAAGCGCAGCAGAAGCAGGCAATGTCAGGATAGTTCAAGGTAATTGGAACGAGGAGTTTTTAGACGAGTTCGAAGTATTTCCCCAGGGAACTCACGATGACCAGGTCGACGCCGTTTCAGGTGCTTTTGAGAAGTTGAACTTTGGCAGCACGGACAGCAAGGAAGGATATGAAGTCATGAAGGGAGCGGTGATGTATGGCTAGAAGAAACATATTTGGAGAGATGGCGAGCAAGCTCAGGGAGACTTTAACTACTGTAGCTTCCTGGATTCCTGGCAACCCATATCTAAGTGGTGCATATGCTCTTAATACTCAGAAGATGAAATATCAATTAACCAGGCAGCTCTATCACAACACGGCAGACAACTACAAACTCGGTGCGGCTTTCGCAAAACCCATCATCAATACGGCCGTCGGGTTCTGTGGGCTCCCTTACATCCTTGCAGGGGATCCCGAAGCTCAGGACATACTCGACACGTTCATGAAGAGGTCAAAAAGCCTTTTGATAGCCGCGCAGAGAAACTCATTCAGAGACGGAGATAGCTATGTTCGGCTTATGAGACTAAAGAATGAGGATCAGATTTTGTTCAAGGGAGAAGAAACGGCTATTCAATCCTTCCTCGTTCCTCCTGAATACGTAGATACCATTCCAGACCCTGTCACGGGAGAAACGGAGAAAGTTATCATTCAGACACCCGTTGAATATAAAGACGAAAAGGGAAATCAGTACAGTTATGCGGCCATAGAGACGATTACAAGAAATCAAAGGACCATTGCATATACGGGTCGGAACGTTCCAGCCGATTTAAAGAGCGAAGAATTGGAAAATGAATGGGGATTTATACCAATCGTTCACTTCAAGAACTCGGCTGAGCCAAATGAATTATACGGGAGATCCGATCTTGAAGTCGTTGAACCTTTAATGAAGGCTTACCACGACGTGATGCTGCAGGCCATGCAGTCCAATAAACTCAACAGCAATCCTAAGGTGAAGTTAAAGGTCGAAAGCGTTGATAACTTCCTTAAACACAACTTTACCGAGATTCAGATTAAAGAATCAAAGGAAACAGGAAAGCTCGACTTCAACAAGGACATCTATTTGCTCAACGTTAACGAGGAGATGGGGTTTGTTGAAGTAACAAGTGCTATTGGATCTGCAGAGGTTTTGTTGAAGTTTATCTTTTATTGCATCGTCGACGCTTCGCAGACTCCGGAGTTTGCATTTGGAACTGCCGTTCAGAGCAGCAAGGCAAGTGTTTCAGAGCAGCTTGTTCCACTCGAAAAGAAGATAGCGATGAAGAGGCTGGAGCTTGAGATTTACTATCAGCAGTTAGCCAGAATGATACTTGCCATGTCAGCAAAGGCTGAGGCAAAAGCTTTTTCAACATATGCGGTGTCCTTTAACTGGGAAGACGTCAGCCCAAGAGACGAAGAACAGGCGGCGAATATTTTAAACCTTACAATACAAGCATTAACTATGGCATTGGATAGCCAGATTATCAGTCAGGAGGCAGCCGTTAATTTCCTTGCCACATTAGTGCCCACGATGTATCAGTTCCTAAGTGAAGACAAGAACATGTTAAGTGAGAAAGAAAGAATCTTAACAGGGCAGGCATTCATGCAAAGAGTAAGAGACGGCCTTGCAACAACTGAAGCAGAAAAGAAGGCGCTGACTAAATGAGCTGGTATAAGAGTTTTATTAAAAGAATACATCCAGGCTACGTGAGGCTGGTTTCGTCTGCACGTTCTCAGTATCTGTCAAATAGAATAACGTTAGCTCAGATTGTCAGAAATACTTACGGACAGTATGCCGATGCAGTGGAGCGGGAGATCAGACAGCTTGGGACGCACGGCTTAAAGGCCGCAGAGCTTCAGCAGTTAGAAAAGAGCCTCCGCATTGAACAGATGAAACTTGCCGAAGGCCTTACTGCTAATTTCCAGTCAACACTCGAGGGAATAGTAGAACTGGGCACCAACCCTTCTAAACACGTCCTGATTGATAATGCTAAAGGAGTTCTTAAACAAGCGGACATAGAGGCATTCTTTATAAAAGTGAATGCGGATGCCGTAAATTACTATTTAATGGCGACGGAGAGCAGGGGACTGTCTTTAAGCGAGGCACTCTGGGGCATATCTGAGGAAGCAAATAAAGCCGTCATGGGAATTATCAGAGATTCTGTGGCTACTGGAGCAGATGCTTTTAAAACAGCTTCATTGTTAGGTAATTATATTCAAGGAAGTGGAACTGCACAGCGAGCATTGATTCGTCAATTGAAAGACGGTGGAATTAAGAAATATTACGTACCCAAAGACGTGAAGTATGAAGCTTTGAGACTGGTAAGAACTGAAACTTCAAAGGCATTTGCAGGAGGAGTTTACAAAGGCGGCCAGGCAAATCCATTTTATTCAGGCATTAACTGGGTACTTTCGGCAAGCCACGACGTTACCGATATATGCGATGACTATGCATCTCAGGGATTTTTCCCCGCTGGAGAGGAGCCAGATATACCACATCCTCAATGCATGTGTTCTCAGGTGCCCGTGTATTCGTCCCCGGAAGAAGCATCTGACGACTTACAGGAATGGCAGAGCAACCCGAGTTCTCATCCTGACATAGAGGATTGGTACAGGGACACTTATCTGCCTGCACTTGGAGGATTTCGAGTATAGGAGGTATGAGAGATGGGAGAGAATGAAGAAAGCTTACCTAAAGGCATGGTAATAATTAAAACTGCCGAGAAGCCTCAAATTTCCGTAAAAGACGTTGATTACGGAGGCATTTTACTGAGGAAGATAAGTGAAATTACAGAGATAGAGTTTAGGCTTATAGATTTGCAGATTAATGAAGGAGCAAGTAAGGCTCCAACTGTTTCATTGGTTTTGCAAGTTCTACGAAAAGCCGATAAGTAGGAGGTGTCTTATGCCTTATATCAATGAACATTCATGCAGAATGCATGATCCAGCAGACTTTGAAAAAGATAGCTTCCGTCGAATTGAAAAGGGAGATCTTTCAATTATTATTGGTAAACTGCGTGGAAAAGATACCACAACTACGCAGGCATACAGGTATTCAATAGATAAATGGACTGAAGCTAAAGCCAAAACACATTGTGAAGAGCAAGGTGGAAAGTTTGAAGCTGCAAAAAAAGCAGAAATTGATGAAACATTGGCGATTAATCTGCTTGCAAATCTAAACGGAGAAATAGCAGTCCAGGACATTCCAGTTGCGCCAGGAGTTGATCTGGAAAAGTTAAAGGAAGGAGATTCTGATCCTCTTGAAGTGATAGTTGAAATCAACAGCGGTCTCAGCAGCAGAAAGTGGAACTACTTGCCCGACACGGTCAAAAAGATCGTGGACCAGATCAATGAAGGAACTCCGAATGGGTTTCTGGGACACCAAAAACCAGAAGACATTGATTCAGAATTCCCTGATATAGCTACCCATTGGATAGGAGCACTTTTTAGGGATGGCAAGGCTTTTGTAAGAGGGTACGTTGACCCCTCAATGATAAAACTAAAGAGGTTAATCAAATCTAAGAGAATTAAGCAGGTGTCAATCTTTGGAATTCCGACTCTTGCAAAGAACAATGGAGAAACACAAGTGGTTGATTACCAGCTGTTATCTTTGGACTGGACGCCGCTCGACAGGAACGGAATGCCGACACGAGTCATTGCGACAAGTGAAATGGCTGATTTGGATTTGTTTAACGAATTTGATTCAATAGCCGCTCAAAGCTCTTCTAAGAGTGGCACACCCGGAGGTGAGACAATGACAAAAGAAGAGGTTATCGCAGCAGTGAAAACCATGCTTGCGAAAGGCGAAATGAAGAGCGAGGAAGTTAAAGCTCTTGTAGGCGATGCAGAGGAAACGGTTAAGGTAAAAGATCTTGCAGCGAAACTTAAAGTCGAACCCGAAAAACTCGAGGGAGAGATAGACAGGCTCTTAGGAATTGAGCAGAGCGTAGTTAAGGAAAAACATACACAGCTGGTCGAGAAGGTCCTTAAAGAAAAGATAGTGGACGAAACTATCAGAGGGCTGGTAGGAGAAATGCTGCAAACAGGCATAGAGGATGATGGAAAAAAGATTGCTTCAGAAATCGATAAAGTTCTGGAAAAAGACGTAGTTAAGAAGGCCTTAAGTGAATTGCACATAGAGAAGCCGCCTGCTTCAGGAACAGCAGGCAAAGAAAGGCAGTTCACTCAGTTTGAAAAAGCCAAACTTATATAGGAGGATGCAAAATGGCTTACTTAAAACCTACACCTACAACCGAACAAAATAAGCTTGTAGGTAAAGTTAGTGATGGACAATCAGTTAAGTTAGCAGTACCAGCGAAAGTAAAAGCAACTGGAACGACTAACGATGGCGTAACAAATGGTATATTGACTTGGACAGCAGTTGAAGCTGGCCTCGATGGCAATGGTATTACAATTGTTCAGGAGAAAGCAGGATTTAATACGCCACTTTCAATTGTTGTATCAGAGAAAACGATTACTATTGCCCTTGCAACAGGTGCAGATCCAGGAGCGGTTACTACGACTGCTGCAGCTCTCAAAACTGCTATTGAAGCGAAAGCCGAAGCTGCTGCTTTAGTAACTGTTGCATATTCAGGTAATGGAACCGGTCTGTGTATAGATTGCAGCGAAGTTCTTGCTGG